GGCTTTTTAGATGACCTTCGAATTACCAACGGAGTAGCGCGTTACACAGCCAACTTTACGGCTCCGACTTCAGCTTTCGCTTTGCAATAGGTGACTCATGTACTCTAAGAACGGAAGTATTCCAAAGGCAGAGACAGACGGTACAGAGGGCTGGATTGAAGTGCCTGATGCGCCTGATGCACCTGAAGGCAAAGAAGTTGTCTGGTGGTATCCACCGGGATGGGTTATTCGTGATCCTATGCCGATGGAGCGTGAAGGCTATAAATGGTCATGGTCGCAGTCGAGTGAGCAATGGGTTGAGTATGCTTTGTTAGCACCTTTGACTACAGAGGACATCCAAGCCTTAGCGAGTACGGACATCTCGGCGTTGACGAGCGGTGACATCTCGGCCCTAACAACATCACAGATCGCCAGTCTATGACGCCTGAATTGCAAAAATACTATGAAGAGCGGTTTTCCATGATGGCAACGCCTGGCTGGGCCGATCTACTAGACGATATTGACAAAATCATATCTACTTTGCAGGATATCTCTACCATTGACGGCGAGAAAGATTTACAATTTAAGAAAGGCGAATTGTCTATTCTGACTTGGCTGAGAAACCTGAAAACGGTCAGCGAACAAGCCTACGAGGACTTAAATGCGCAGGATGTATGATTTCCGCTGTGAAAGCGGCGAAAAGATTGAACGATTTACGACTTTCGAGGAGCAAATCGTTTGTTGTTTGTGTGGCAAGTCAGCCCGCCGCACGATGTCAGCACCGAACTTTAGCTTGGAAGGGTGGTCGGGGGATTTCCCGACAGCGCATCATCAATTTGACCGCAAACACCGTGAAAAGTTAGAATCGGAGCGCAAAGCGAACGGATAAGCAATTTAGCCCCGTTCATGTTTAATCCTGGGAACCAAAAGATGGCAGGAAAAGGAATCACGACATGTTGATAGATAATGACCCCGAGATGCCTAGCGAGTTAGAGGCAGAAGAAGCGAAACTACCCGAAGCAGTATCTGACGCCAAACCGGAGTTACCGGATCGGTACCGAAACAAGTCGCTTGAGGACATCGTCAAGATGCACCAAGAGGCAGAAAAAGTGATCGGACGCCAGGCGCAGGAAGTCGGGGAAGTGCGGAAGCTGGCCGACGAGCTGATCAAGCAGAATCTTGGCGCTAAATCTCAGCCTGTTGAAAAAGAAGAGCCGGAAGTAGACTTCTTTGAAGACCCGAAAAAGGCGATTCAAAAGACGATTGAAATGCACCCTGATGTTCTGGCTGCCCGCGATGCGAGCGCCCAGTTCAGACTGTTGCAGGCAAGGCAAAAACTTGCGCAGAACCATCCTGATTATGAGCAGGTGGTTCAGAACGAGGACTTTACAAACTGGGTGAAATCTTCACCAGTGCGTATCGGCCTCTACGCCAAGGCGGATGCTGAAGCCGATTTCGATGCGGCGAATGAATTGCTGAGTACCTACAAGGAATTGCGTGGGGTTCGTAGTAAGCAGGTGGAACAGCAGGCAACTGCCGCCCGCCAGCAGACGATGAAAGCCGCGCAAGTCGACAGTGGGGGTACCGGGGAGAGTTCGAAGCGAGTTTACCGACGTGCTGACCTTATTCGGCTGAAAATGACCGACCCAGCGCGTTATGACGCCTTGTCTGATGAGATTATGGCGGCGTATGCGGAGGGTCGTGTGAAATGACCTTTTGATACTTAGGAGTTAGACATGGCAAATACCGCATTTAGCCCAGCAAATAGCGTTACCCCAACAACAGCAGCAACCTTCATTCCAGAGATTTGGAGTGATGAAATTGTTGCCGCCTATAAGAAGAACCTCGTTCTGGCCAACCTGGTCATGAAGATGAACTTCAAGGGCAAGAAGGGTGACACCGTTCATATCCCTGCACCGACCCGTGGCTCCGCCTCGGCTAAAGTGTCCACCGACGCTGTAACACTGATCGCTGCAACTGAATCCGAAGTTCAGGTGTCGATCAACAAGCACTACGAGTACAGCCGCCTGATCGAAGACATCGTCGAAGCTCAAGCATTGAACAGCCTGCGTCAGTTCTACACTGCCGACGCTGGTTACGCTCTGGCTCGCCGCGTTGACACCGATCTGGTTCAGCTCGGCCGTGCATTCAACGGCGCGACCGTTGGTACCGACGACTATGCCACTTCGGCATCGTCGACCAAAGCCTACATCGGCTCGGACGGCACCACCGCGTACAACTCGACTTCGTCGAACGCTGCTGCACTGACTGACGCTGCGATCCGTCGCACGATCCAGCGTCTGGACGACAACGACACCCCAATGGACGGTCGTTTCTTCATCATCCCACCATCGTCGCGTAACACCTTGATGGGTCTGGCACGCTACACCGAACAGGCATTTGTGGGTGATGGCAACGCCATCCGCAACGGCGAAATCGGTAACCTGTACGGTATCCCTGTGTTCGTCACTTCCAACGCCGACTTCGGTGCTGGTAACTCGGGCGCTGACCGTATCTGCCTGATGGGTCACCGTGATTCGATGGTGCTGGTTGAGCAGATGGCTGTTCGTTCGCAGACTCAGTACAAGCAGGAATACCTCGGTACCCTGTTCACGGCTGACACCCTGTACGGCGTCAAGGCGATCCGCACGGCGGCCACTACTGGCGCAGCGCTGTCTTCGTCGGCATTCGCTCTGGCAGTTCCAGCCTAATTAAACTCCCCCGGCCACCGGTCGGGGGTTTTCCACCTAATTAGGAGAACATCATGGCAAATGCAACTTCCGTGACCGTTCGGGCTGGCAATGACCAGTTTCGCGGTCTGTACACCAACACTTTTTTGGTACGCGCTACGCTGGATGCCGATAGTCTGGTAGACGGCGCAGGCGATACCGACACCGTCACCGTCCCAGGCGTTGCCTTGGGTGACATGGTGCTGAGTGCGTCGTTGGCAGTTGATGTGGCCGGTCTGATTGTGACCGCCTATGTCAGCGCAGCGAACACCGTCAGCATCCGTTTCCAAAACGAAACCGGCGGCACTGTCGACTTGGCATCCGCCACGTTGCGTTTGGTCGTCGTTCGTTCGTTGGCGTAACACCCAGGGGCTTCGGCCCCTGGCTTCACTTCTGGAGGCACCATGGTCGCGACATTCCGCTGTTTGCAAAGCGGGCAAACTGTTACGTTTACGCTCCAGCACGACATTGACAGTATGAAGGGCCACGCTGGCTACGTTCGTATTGACGACGACGCGCCGGTCGAGGAGTTATCCCACCATGTAGTCATGCGGCCGCCTGAAGTAGCTCGGCGACCCGGACGACCAAGGAAGATGGAAAATGTCTGAGATTGACCCAAGAGAATTCGGCAAGTTAGAAGCCCAGGTCGAGGCGCTGCAAAGCGAAGTTCACGCTATGCGGGGCGACATTAAGCAGTTGCTGGAAATGGCCAACAAATCCAAAGGTGGATTCTGGGTTGGTATGTCGGTTGCGTCTGCCTTGGGCGGCGTGATCACGTTTGTTGCAGATCGACTCTTTATTAAGGGGTGACATCATGCCAATGGTTGACGGAAAAAAGTACCCATACACGAAGAAGGGCAAGCAAGCTGCCGCTTCGGCCAAGATTAGCAAGCTGCGCAAGGAAGGCTATCCGCAGAAACAGGCGGTGGCGATTGGTCTTAGCATGGCCGGTATGGCCAAGAAGAAGGCCAAGAAATGAAGTCGCCCGTCTGGGGCAAGAAGCGGCCTAAAGGTTTAGGGCCGCCCAAGCCATTGTCGCCAGTCAAGAAAACGGCTGCGAAGAAGATGGCCAAGGCAGCCGGTCGTCCTTACCCGAACCTGATCGACAACATGCGAGCAGCGAGGAAAAAATGAAGACTCCAGCCTGGCAGCGAAAAGCCGGTCAAAACCCAAAGGGCGGCTTGAACGCTACAGGCCGCGCGTCTTATAATGCAGCAACAGGGGGAACCCTGAAGGCGCCAGTCAAATCTGGCGACAACCCACGACGAGCTTCTTTTCTCGCTAGGATGGGCAACATGCCCGGCCCCGAGCTTAAGGATGGCAAGCCAACACGGCTCTTGCTCTCTTTGAAAGCCTGGGGCGCATCATCCAAGGCGGACGCAAAGGCAAAAGCTAGCGCTATATCCGCAAGGAATAAGGCGAAGAGCAAATGACCTACTTAGAACTCGTCAACGATGTGCTGATCCGCCTGCGCGAGCAGACGGTATCGACCGTCGGTCTGACTACCTACTCCTCACTGATTGGCAAGTTCGTCAACGACTCCAAGCGGCAGATCGAAGATGCTTACGACTGGAATGCGCTCGGCACCGAAGTGACCGTGACGACGTCTGCGAGTGTGTACGAGTACGCATTGACTGGCGCTGGTCAGAAGTTCCGCGTCAGCAGTGATCCGTTGAACACGACATCTAACGTCGTGATGCAGAACATCACCGTAGGAGACATGCGCAGAAAGCAGAATCTCCAGCCGTTTGTAAACGCTGTGCCGACCGAATACTGTTTCGAAGGTGTGGATGGCAACGGCGACGCCAAAGTGCAACTGTGGGGCCGCCCTGATGGCGTCTACTCCATCAAGTTTTTTCTGACCGTTCCGCAAGCAGTATTGGCGTCGGATTCGACAATGGTGCTGGTGCCGGACGTGTTGGTGGCCCAGAACGCTTACGCCAGAGCGTTGGTTGAGCGCGGTGAAGATGGCGGTCTAAATTCCTCAGAAGCATATGCGCTCTACAGAAGTATGCTGTCTGATTATATAGCGCTGGAAGCCACACGCTTTCCTGAGATGCAGGAGTTTGTGCCGACATGAGCCAGGCACTACAGGTCAATACGATTTCTGCACCAGGCTTTTTTGGCCTGAACACCCAAGATTCGCCGATGGATTTGGCGGCCGGGTTTGCTCTGGAGGCGACTAACTGTGTCATCGACCAGTATGGCCGCATCGGCGCGCGTAAGGGGTGGTCGAAAGTTAACTCGTCGTCTGGCAACTTAGGCGCGAATAGTGTCGGCGTCATCCATGAGCTGGTCGGCGCGGACGGTGTGTACACCGTTCTGTTTGCTGGCAACAGCAAGTTGTTTAAGCTCGATGGCAGCAATGCTGTCGTCGAGTTGACCTACGGGGGTGGGGGTACCGCCCCAACGATCACCGCCAACAACTGGCAATGCGCATCGTTAAACGGTATCACTTACTTTTTCCAGACCGGCCACGATCCGTTAATTTACGATCCTGCGGTAAGCACCACAACCTATCGCCGCGTCAGCGAAAAATCTGGCTATGTGGCTACTGTGCCGCAAGCTGACTGCGTTATCTCTGCTTATGGTCGACTGTGGGCGGCGAATACCGCCGGTAACAAACAGACATTGTATTTTTCCGACTTGATTGCAGGTCATGTTTGGTCAACCGGCACTGCTGGTACGCTTAACGTCAATACCGTGTGGCCGAACGGGCCGGACGAGATTGTCGCGTTAGCAGCGCATAACGGTTTCTTGTTCATCTTCGGTAAACGCCAGATTCTGGTGTACCAAGGCGCGACAGCTCCATCGACGATGTCGCTTTACGACACGGTCGGCGGGATTGGCTGCATTGCGCGCGATTCAGTGCAGAACACCAACACGGATGTCGTGTTCTTGTCGAACAGCGGCGTGCGCTCAGTCATGCGCACGATTCAAGAGAAGTCCGCACCGTTTCGTGACCTTAGTAAGAATGTCCGTAATGATCTTGTGCAAATGGCCGCAGGCGAAACTCCAGCCAACATCAAAGCGGTCTATTCGGAAATCAACGCGTTCTACCTGATTACTTTTCCGACAGCTAACTTCGTCTATGTGTTTGATACGCGCGGCGTATTAGAAGACGGATCGTCTAGAGTGACAGTCTGGCGCGATCTATCACCAACAGCGTTGCTGTCGCGGCGTAACGGTGATTTGTTGCTAGGTAAGACGGGCTACATCGCGAAGTACGGCACTTACTTAGATGACAGTAGTACTTACCGGCTTACCTATTACACCAATCAAGCTGACTTAGGCGACCCAAATGTTACATCGATACTGAAGCGAATCGGCGTTGTAGTTATCGGCGGTACGAACCAACCTGTCACTATAAAATGGTCGTTTGATTTTAGCGAAAATTTTTACTCGCAAAACGCGCAGATTCCGACGCAAGGCGTAGCAGAGTACGGCATCGCTGAGTATGGCGCGAACGGCGTTCCGGTAGCGCAATACAGCGGCGGTATTGCGTTACAAACGCTCTATGTGCAAGGTACGGGGGCGGGGCGTATTGTGCAGACAGGCTATGAAGCCGAAATTGATTCGTCTGAGTTGTCTATCCAGAAGATTGAAATCCTCACCAAGAACGGGCGAGTATCATGAGTAACTATACAAAAAGTACGGACTTCGCATCGAAAGATTCCCTGGCGTCTGGCAATGCTGCCAAGATTGTCAAAGGCACTGAGATCGACACGGAGTTTAATAACATCGCAACAGCGGTGGCCACTAAAGCTGACCTTGCGTCACCCACATTTACCGGCACGCTGACTGCTGGCACAGCAAGCATTAGCGCTTTAACCGCCACTATTGTTGGCGGCTCTATTTCCGGCATTACGGACTTAGCTATTACTGAAGGCGGTACAGGCGCGTCTACTGCGGCAAACGCTAGGACTAACTTAGGTACGGTTGCGGATACTGCTTCTAACGGCATTGCGGTTCGTACGGCAGCAAACACTTTGACGGCTAGGACGATCACCGCAGGCACCGGTATTTCAGTAGCTGATGGTGACGGCGTAGCTGGCAACCCTACTATCACTAATACTGGTGCTACAAGCGTTGATGGCAGAACCGGCGCGGTAGTTACGTTAGTGGCTGCGTCGTCGCAAAGCGCATCAGGTTCTAGCGTTGACTTTACAAGTATCCCGTCGTGGGTAAAACGTATTACTGTTGTCCTAGACCAAGTTTCGTATGCGTCTGGGACAAACAACGGCGTTATTCGTATTGGTTCTGGATCGTTAGCTACTAGCGGTTATGTTGGTAGTAGCACTTCAATTGCGGACACGCCGACCGTTACAATATCATCAGTCACTAATGGTTTTGGTAATTTAGCTACAAGTGCTGCTGGCACAACGATGACCGGAACTTTTACGATTACTAATATCACAGGAAACACTTGGGTATGTTCAGGAAGTTACCAGCGGATTGGTGATGCAAGAATTCAATTTATGAATTTTTCTGTCTCGTTAGGCGGCGCACTAGATATGTTATCTCTTGTTGCAACTACAAGCACTTTTGATGCTGGAACCATCAACATCCTTTATGAGTAAGCATGATTATTGATACGCTACCTGACCGGCAATTGATCCATCATTTTTCCGATGGGTTGTACGCCAAAGAGATTCGTGTTCAGGCTGGGCAAGCCATATTGAAGCACACGCATGACTTTAGCCACCTGTCGATTCTGGCTAAAGGTAAGGTAGCGGTACTAGTAGGCGACGAAATTCAGATTGTTAACGCTCCGGCGTGTTTAGAAATTAAGGCAGGCATCACGCACGGCGTGAAGGCCATTGAAGATTGTGTTTGGTATTGCATCCACGCGACTGACGAGAAAGACTCGAGCAAGGTGGACAACGTGTTGATTAAAGGAGAATGACATGGCGCTGCCCATATTAGCGGCTGCGGGGGCGCAGCTACTAGGAAGTTCGATGCAAGCGGACGCTGCTCGCGACGCCGCCGCTTCTGCTGCCGCTAGTAACTTAGCGGCTGCAAGGCTTGCCGCAGCAGAATCCCGTTTCCGCCCAGTAGGCATCACGACACGTTTTGGCAGCAGCCAATTTACTCGCGACCGTAATGGCCGTGTGTCGGGCGCTTCCTACAACGTCTCGCCTGAACTGCGTGCCTACCAAGACCGTTTTATGGGGTTGGCAGGCGGCCAAGGATTGGATATCGCAGCAGCAGCGCCTGGCTTGTACGCGCCACTGACGGACGCGTCGGGGCGGCTATTTCAATTAGGCCAGCGCTATCTGGCTGAATCGCCAGAAGACGTCGCGCAGCGATACATGACGTCGCAACTCGACATCTTGGCGCCGCAACGTGAGCGTCAATTGGCCGCGCTGCGTAATGAGCAATTCCAAGCAGGTCGGTCAGGGCTATCGGTTGGCGCAACAGGTATGCGTCCTGGTGGCGGCGAAGGATTGAGAGCAACGAATCCTGAATTAGAAGCCTACTACAACGCTATCGCACAACAGGATGCTGAACTAGCTGGACGAGCGCAAACAGAAGGTCAACGTCAATTGGCATTTGGCACTACGTTGTTCGGCACCGGCGCGGATTTGTTAGGGGGATACCAGCGCGGTTTGGTTGGCTCGCTTGCACCGTTCCAAGGTTACCTCGGCGCAGCAGGCGACATCGAAGCGTTGGGTCAGCAGCCGCTCGAGTTGGGCAGCGCGTTGGGCGGCCGTATCGCCAACCCACAAGGCGGGGCGTCGTTACTCTCTGGTGGTCAACGTGCGGCAGAGTACATGTTCGGCGCGAACCAACTGAACCCGACTGCATCGTTCTTGCAAGGCCTTGGCACTAACAAACAATTTACGTCCGCGTTGGGCGAAAGCATTTTTGGCCGTCAGTTAACCCCAGCAGACAGATATAACTTGGGGCAGTGGTCGGCAAGCCAAGCAGAGTATATGCAGCCCGGCTACATGGGGCCATGATTTAAGCAACCGTTCGGAATATAGGAGCCATCATGGCAAGCGAAATCTTAGGTCTGTTCACCTCACCGGAACAGTACCAGCAGCAACAAGACTTGATGATGCAGCGCCAGGCGGCGGAGCTGGCGCAACTCGATCCGTACCAAAGCATTCGGTTCGGTGCGATCCGTGCCGGTCAGCAGTTCGGTCGCGGCTTGGCGGGCATCTTGGGCGCGGAAGACCCACAGTTGCGCATGATCAGCACACGTCAGTCGGCCCTGCGCGGTATCGATTTGGGCAACCCCGAGTCGATCTTCACCGCTGCTCAACAACTCGCCGATGCAGGCGATCAGCAAGGCGCGTTGATGCTGGCCGATTACGGCCGCAAAGCGCAAGCGGATGCTGCGTTGGTAACACAGCGCACACGCGAAAGAATGTCGCCCGCCTTGCAAGCGGCTGGGCGTATTCGCGAGCTAACTGTCGGTAAACAGGAGCTGTTGGATAGAGGCGCGCTACCTGACTCCCCAGAAATAAAGGCTATTGACGTAGAAATAGCTTCTTTAAGCCGTGGTGGCGGCACAGGGCAAGTGCCGGACGCTATTGAGGTTGCCCGCGAACTTGCTTTGGGCGCAGGCGCGCCGGGGACCGAAGAGTACAACAAGTCGTACCGCGACAACCTTAAGAAACTATCTACTAAAGATTCTAGTGAGAAACAACTTGAATTTTCGCGGCTGTTGCAGGAAGCAGGAATTGCCCCGGGCACGTCAGAGTATCAATCCAAAATGCGCGCATATATTGACGCAGAGATTACTGGACGCAGGCAAGGTAAAGGCACTACGGTTACTAACGTACTTCCGGGCCAAGGTAAGGAAGGAGCGAAAGATATCCCTGCATTCCGTGACAAGGTTATTGGAACAATTGATCCTTTCCGCAAAACAGTTACCGCAGCCGATTCCGCCATCACTAACATCAATGATTCAATTAAGACGAGTAACTTCGCGTCGTTCCGTGCCGCGCAGACTCAGTTTGCGCGGGCGATCTCCGGCGCGGGTGACTTGAGTCAGAAAGAATTGAAAGCGGCTGGCGCTGACCCGTCGCTAATCGGCGGTACAGCAGACTATCTGTCTACTCTATTTACATCAACACCGACTGACGATACGCAGAAAAAGCTACTCAGCACGTTGAAAGCTATTCGTACTGTAGCGGCGAAAAAAGCCAGAGAAGAAATCTCTAACCAGAAAAAGATTGCAACGCGTGCGGGGTACACCGAAGATGACACCGCGCTCATCTTTAACTTCCCTGAATTTGAACAAGGTAAGGCTGGCGGCGGCGCAGGTAAGAGTCGTACTGTTACGCTAAAAAGCGGGAAAACTGTAACCGTAGTCGAGGATTAATATGGGCTACACCTATACCGTTGACGGAAAATCGTTTCGCACAGATCAGCCGTTGACGGAGGCTGAGTTAGAGGAGTTGGTAGGCGATACGCCGACTGCGCCCGCTGCGCCTGCGGGCGACTTCCGCGCTGAAGCCGCTAGACGTGGCCTGACAAGCACACTAGGCGCGGCGGCAGGCGCTAGCCAAACATTTTCCGACTATCTGACACGGCTGAACCTCAACCCATACGAGTTGGGGTCAAGAGTGGCAGGCCTACCGCCAGAGCCGGTAAGAACGCCGTCAGAATCTTTTGCGCGGGGCCAAGCTGCGGCAACTGAACCCGCAGGGCGTCTATTCTCCGCGTTGGGTATGCCGATGACCGGCGCTATGCCGCAGACGTTTGGTGAGCGCGTGTTAGCCACAGGTATTGAAGCCGTAACCGATCCGGCGTCGTATCTGTTTCCGCCGTTGGCCGCAGTGCGCCGCTTTGGCATCCCAGGACAAATCGTCGCTCGTCCAGGCGAGCAGTTTGTCGTCGGCGCAGGCGCTGAAACAGGCGGCACCGCGGGCGAACAAGTTGGTGGTACGCCTGGCCGCGTGGTGGGTTCGCTGTTGGGCGGCGCAGGTGCAGGGTATGCAGCCGGCACGACGTTGAAGACTGGCCCGTTAGCTGGCAAGGCATACGACAAAGCAGCAGACGTGGTAAACAAACTGCGCGGTGTGCAGCCTGAGAACGAACTGCTGCGTGATGTCGATAGCCGCATTAACAACATCTTTATCGCTGCCGGCGCGGCCGATCCAAACTTCTTGACCACGCTGCAACAGGCGGCCAAGGCGCAAGAAGGCGTGTCGTTGAAAGCGCCAGGTAGCCCACGCGTGCAAATGCCGATCAGCGCGTTGATGGCCGACAACCCGGTCATCATCAGTTTCATCGAGAACCTGTCGTCGCGTGATCCGGTCTTCAAGGCCAAGTACGGCGAACAGTTCGCTCGCGCCAAGACTGATCTGCGCGCTAACCAGATTCGTCTGTTTGGTGACCCCGCTAAGGTTGATCTGGCGACATTAAAGCCGGAAGAGCTTGCGCTAATTAGCGGCGCAACAGAGAAGTCGGTGCAGCGCCAAGTGCGTTCGCTTGATCAGCAGATCGCTGACGCCTACAACGCACCAGTGCTTGATCCAAACGCGTTTGGCGCTCGGATCGAGAAGCTGGTGGGCGACAAAGAGAAGAAGGCGATTGCAGAGGTTAAGCCGCTGTACACCGAGGCGTTTAACATTGCCAGCACCAAGGGCGTAACGCTGCCTGCTGGATCAGTCGACGACATCTACAATTTTGTTACGCAATCAAAAGCTGCGAATATTTTTAGTTCATTCCCTGACATTTATAAAAAAGTCAGCACACGCTTCCGTCCGACAGAAACTGAAGCCAGCCCAATTCTGACTGCCGAAGGCGTGCCCTCCACGCCAGCAGGCGTTAGATTTGCTGAAGCAACGGTTGAAGATTTGGATTCGTTGAAGCGCGAGATTAACAAGCAATTACGCCGTGCCAAAGAGCCGTCTGAAATTCGTCTATTGAGCGAATTGAAGACCCGCGTATCCGGCCACATTAACAACCTAGACCCAGAATTCGTCGCTGCGTATCGCAACGCTGATCAGGCCTATCTGGAAAAGGTCGGCCTGCCGTTTAACAGCGAGACGCTAAAGAACGTCGATCGTAAGAAGTTTGTCGAACAGATTGCGCCGGCCATCATAGGCAACAAATCTAACGTGGATGACTTCATCCGTGCGACCGGCGAAGACGGCGTGCGTGTTGCTCGCGACGCGTTCTACGACAGTTTCTCCCGCGCCGCGCTCAAGAACGACGTGGTTGACCCCAAGGCGGCCAACAAGTGGCTATCCAAGAATCGCAGCGCAATGGCGCTCATTCCAGGATTAGAAGAAGAGCTGCGCGGGTCAGTCACCGACGTGCAGCGTTTGTTGGGTAAGAAAGCGGCGCTTGAAGCAGACTTCCGCCGTGTGGCTGGTGACCAGCTTATCCGTGATAAAGGCTACTCTAACCCGGCAGAGCTGGTGTCGCGCATGTACAGCGACCGCAGTTTTACCAACAAACTGTTGAACCAGTATGGCGCGAACAAGGATATCTTGAACGCCGTGCGGTCTTACATGTTGGACGATATTGTGCAGGCCGCTGACCCGGTCGCAATGCTTAATGACCGCAACCGTGCAGCAGTGTTCAACCGCGTGTTCGGCCCGACGTATGCGCAGAAGGTATCCGACTTCGCCGTGGCTGCCGAGCGCCTATCCAAAGACCCGACGCAGGTATCGTTCCGTGGCGAGACAGTGCCACGCACACCGATCGAAGAGTTGACTGGTGTGCCGCCCGAGCAGATTATCTCGCGTATCTACAACCCGGTGTCTGGGCCGGTGTACGCAGTGACCTCGCTGTTTAGTAAGTACTGGGCGAACGCTGCGTCTAAGGCGACGGAAGAAAAACTGAAGGCGCTGCTGTTGAACCCAGCAGACGCCGTCAAAGTATTCGAGGCCGTGTCACCTAAGGTGCAGAAGTTTGATCCTGCCAAGATTAACCAGGCAATGCAGATCGGTAAGAAGTACGGCATTCAGTGGGTACAGGACGCCGTCAACGATCTGACTACAGGTGCAGCGCGAGGCGCAGTACGCGGCGTAGCGACGGAAGGCGCAATGGCGCCGGTGCCTGAGATGGAGGAGTAAATTGACCCGCTAACCCTTCTTGCCGCTGCAAACGCCGCAGTCGCCGCGGTCAAGAAGGGCTGCCAGCTTTACAAGGACATCAAGAACGCCAGCGGCGAGGTGTCCGATGTACTGAAGGATTTGCGAGCGCAGTTCGATAAGGTAACGGGCGGCAACCCGACAGTTGAGCAGAAGCAGAAGTACAACGAAGAAGTACAGCGCGTTCAGGCGATCGCCAAGGCCGATCCAAATGACGTGTATACCGAAATCGGTGACCAGTTGGGCGCGTTGATGGACAGCTATGACGCACTAAGCAAGGCGCTGTTGGCCGAGCAGATGGAGAGCAAAAAGGTCTACAAGGGTGAAGAGAGCGTCGGGCGTCGGGCGCTGCGCCGTATCATCATCACGACACGGTTAGATGCAATGCTGACCGAGATACGCGAGACGATGGTGTACCGAGCGCCGCCCGAACTCGGCGCGTTGTGGAGTAAGTTTGAAGAGATGTGGCAGACGATCGTGGCCGAGCAAGATGAGGCGCACGCAGAAGAGCTTAAACTGATCCAAATGGCAAGATGGCGACGCAGAAAAAGAATAGCGGAACTAAAGGCCAAAGCAACCTGGATATCGGCAACCGTTTTCGTAGTTCTTTGGGGAGCCCTACTAATGTGGCTAACAACGAAAAGCGTGACGATGAAAACATCCCTTGGCCATTACTGATCACAGTGCTGGCCGTGCTGCTAACTTTTTTTATCGCACTCCCTCTCATGGCGTTCATGTACTGGGACATGTACAACGCAACCGAAGCGGCCGTCGCGGAAGTCAAACGCATGAAACAATTGCGGCGTGAAATACAGATTGAAAGGATGTATGGTCAATGATTACTGAAGCCCAACTCCGCCAGATCATCCCGCAGAACAAATACGTCGAGTACTGGCACAAGGCACTCGCACAACTCTTTCCCGATTACGACATCAACACCCCGAAGCGCATGGCGGCGTTTCTCGCTCAGTGCGCGCATGAGTCGGGCGGCTTTACGGTGCTAGTAGAAAACCTGAACTACAAACCCCAAGCGCTGCGGCGTCTCTTCCCAAAATATTTCCCTGATGATGTGACCGCCAATCAGTATTGCGCACGACCTAACAAGCAAGAGGCGATCGCCAACAAGATTTACGCCAACCGGATGGGTAACGGCCCAGAATCGTCGGGCGATGGTTATGCGTTTCGTGGCCACGGGTTGATCCAGTTGACTGGCCGTGATACGTGGCAAGCGTTTGCAGACAGTATTGAGACGCCATTGTCAGATTTAAAAGATTACATGCAAACTTTCGAAGGAGCATGTCAGAGCGCATGTTGGTATTGGGAAAGCCGTGGCTTAAACAAGTGGGCAGACACGGGCGATATCAAAGAGCTGACCCGACGCATCAACGGCGGCTACATTGGACTAGACGACAGGATCAAACACTATGATCACGCGCTTCATATTTTTGGTGCTTAGCCTCGCCGGCGTCGTCTGGCTAGTCGGCTGCGAAGACCGGTTTCGGTATCCTTGTATGGATAACAAAAACTGGAACAAGCCCGAATGCCAACGACCGACCTGCGCGCTGACCGGCACCTGCCCAGATCAGTTACTGCCCGCGTCTGACTTCAAGCCGGAGGAACAAAAATGAAATGGACACCAGACCAGATCGACAGCGTTATCAAGCTGATCATCGGCTCGACGTTTTGCGTCGTGCTGCTAATGATGTCAAGTTTGGCAATGTATAGTGTCGTTTTTGTAACACAACCGATGGTCGGGATCGCGCCAGCGGACAAACAGTTTTTTATGTTGCTGTCGGACATGTCGAAGTACATACTTGGTGCTTTGGCAACATTATTGGCTATCAAAGGCAAGGACGGCGTGGCCAAGTTGATCGACCCACCGCCTGGCGTATCCAAGGCCAGCGACTGGACTGATCCACCGCCACCCGCGCAGAAGACCGCACCAGCGCCGCGTCAGGAGCCACAACTGAACCCCGCGCCTGTGGTGTCCGGATTCGGTGGCAAGGCAGCGCCTCCTCCAGCACCTCAACCTGAAATCGACTAGGAGACTACGATGAAGAAACTCGTTGCACTTATTGCGTTTGTGCCGTTGATGGCGTTTGCTGGCGGTGAGATGAAGAAGGTCTGCCACGTTGAAAAGGTCAAGGGTAAGGACATGGAGGTCTGCAAGACCATCAAAGTCCATAAGAAGCTCGAAGGCACCAAGGTACCGCCGAAATGAACCCCTATTTTCTTGTCGGTGCCGTTATTGCGGTCGCGGCCGCGGGTGGCGCTGGCTACGTCAAAGGGTCGGCGCACGGCAAGATGGTCGTGCAGGCCGAGTGGGACGCTGAGCGCATCCGGCAGCAGGAGGCGCACGCCAAGGCGGTACAAGAGGCTATTGAGAAACAGCAGGCGATCCAAGCGGACGCCGATCAACTGAGACAGGAGAAGGATCGTGAAACGCGTGATCTGCTTGATAGGAATGCCGCTCTTACTAACAGCCTGC